GCAAATGTAGTTACCTGAATATCTTGATTTTTTAAAAATTTAACCATCCTAATATAAATAGGAAAAATTAAAAATTATATTAAAAATCTATACGACACTTGATTAACAATTCATTATCAAATGATTTTTGCGTTGGCTTACTTAATTTACCAACTGCTAATAATTCATTGTTAGAATCGTACAATCCGATTGTAGTAACATAGGTACGTGGATTACTTATTAATTCGGGATAAATTATAGTACCTTGAGTTTTACCATCATTTCCGTTAGAAACAAATGTAGGATTGTTGCTGTAGTTAAACTCTTTATTTTTAACTCTTATAAAATAGTTCGTTGATGGTACAAATTCACTTTTACGTACTGCCATATTCTTATTTGATCTACGTAAACTTAAGAAAAACTTACGTATCCAATCTCTCCAATAACTCTTAAATTGTGTTGACGTTTGATTACTAGGACGCCCAGTTGCTGTAATTTGTGGAGATGCATCTGTAATGCCTACAATTTTATCTAGAGCAACGGCATTCAATATAACAACGCCGTTCGTTGGATAAAATAGACCTGTACCCTGATAATATGCTGTTACCGTACCTCCATGTGTATATGGAGTCGGAATTCCATTAATAATTGATCCCGAAATTAAGTTATAAACGTTTTGTTGTTTATTTATAACTTGAGAGTCGTCAATATAACTATATTGACCATTTGCACCACTAAAGTTTAATTGAATTTGACCAGGATCTACTTGATCTTGGAATTTATCGGCTGTAAAATTTACTACAAAGATAGCAGAACTATCAATTGGTGTATTTATACTACTAGACGCAAAACTAAATAAATTATCTCCTGGTTGTAGAAGAGTGTTTTTGTATTGTGTGTATATAATTTTTGTTTCATTTGTCAAGACTTGAGTAGTATTGCCGGTCCAGTCAAATTGACTGCTTCCTGAGTTATAATAATCTCCGTAAGCTATAGAAAAATATTGATCGGCGCCGCTATATACATCCAAATAATACTGTCCGTTTTTAACGTCATATGGATTTGATCCAGTCAATACGTTTGCTTGAGATGATGCTGTTACAAATGTTGATTGTGCCACCGTTAAACTGCCGGTACCAAACATACCCGAGGATACTTGGTTTATTCTGCCTGTTACGATATCGTCTGATGAAAATGGAGTAAATATCATAATAAATTAGGTTGTAGGAACGCTTACAGTAACGGTTATAGATGCACTACCGCCACTTTCATTTCCAATAATTGTAATATTTGTTGTTGTTGTTGTTGATAAAGAATTGTTTGGTATAAAACGAAACTTATTTCCTATAACAACTTGTGACGATTGTGAAGACAAATCGCCACTAAATGTTGGAATAGTAGATGTACTACTATTTAAATTGTTAGTTTCGGTTACAACTAAAGTACCAACGTTCTTATTTGCTAAAATAGCGGTATATCCTAAGTTTACGTTATATGTAGGTGTAGTACTTGGAATTACATCTATCGCCGACGTATATGTACGAGGTATTGAAATTGTTGGTGGTGCTATAGTAATTGTAGGAACGGATGTAACGCCGTTATTTAATGTCACTAGTTTATACTTCAACATTTGTGACTCATCCGTAATAGGTTCCATTATAGGAGTATTACGAATGGCAATGTCATAATAAGCACTGCCTAGTGGATGTGTTGGATTAAATTGTGTATAATCAATTTCATCGTCAGACAAAGCAAAAGCGGTAATATTTAATCCACCTGTCTTTGCCAACACTTCACGACCTTTTTTAGTTAAAATAGCGTTAACGGTGAGAACGTTGTTATTTAGATATGCCATATATATTTAATAATTATCAATCGTTTTGAGTTTTTAATAAAAAAATGTATTATAAATTCATAATGTAATTATTCAAACTAGCGCTCGTACACGTAGAACACGTTAACGGCGACTGTATAAATATACTATTTGGCGATCCTGCCGATCCGGTGAGTGTTCCATATATTGGAAAATTATCACTTTCAATATCAACGCTTAAAAATCCAGGTATTGAAATAATAGGAGAACTTCCGTTAGGCAATCCTTTACGATTTACAGTTGTAGTATAATCATTTTTACCTTTTGTATAAGAATAGTATTTTATTTTTCCAGCTACTAAAGTAGTTACGCCGTTATTATTTGTATAAAAAGAGCCAGACAAAGCTTGTTTTTTGACCCTCGTACCAACTTTTACAAACTTACTCAAATGTCTATTTGAATATCCACTCCCCAAAGATCCACTATAAAGATTTTTTAATGAACGACTGCCTGTGATTTGATTAAACGGTAAACCAGAACCAGATCCTAGAGTTTGTACTGAATTATAACTAGAAGTGAATGTAATATATGAGTGTGAAACATTATTGGTCATTTGATAATGATCTTCAGTGGGCAAATTAACAACATTTCTAATGTTAAATCCAGTTGTATCTACATAAACATACTTTCCTTTGTTAGCAAAAATAAAATCACGATTATCGACGATGTCTTTTATTTCAAACGTTGAATAATTAAAGGTATTGTGGTCAGTTTGAAGATAATTTAGATTAATATCAATTGTGGTATTACTTGATGTATCATTTGTGTTTATTAATGACGACGTAAATCTAGTATTTATATTGTAATATAATAAACTACTTGTATCGTTTGAATCAATTGTATTAAATACAACGTCTTTGTAATTAAATTTAACACGTTCGAAAATTGATGGTTCTAATAATAGACCTGTTTTTAACGCACTGCGTGTAGGATTTATTTTTTTAACAAAGTCAAATATTGAAAAATCAATATAAAATTTATAAGTTGTATAAAACTCTTGTGGATATACATACTTTTGATTTGTTTGTGAAAATTCAAGTTGTCTGTTCTTTAATTCTGGATAACTTCTAGAAGTTAAATATTTAGGATCGCCGATAATATCACTTATACCTTCTTTGCCCAAAAAGTCTTCAATTTTATTGTTTAAATAGTTATATGGAGAGATATAATATCCTACGAGATTTGAATCGCTACCTAATATATCGGTTGTATATGTAGAATATTCGTATGGTACTAAATTTGAATTGATTTCTTGTGTTATTTTATTAATATTAGCATTTGCTTTATAATTAGGGCCGTATTTATTTGAATTTATTGCTTGTTTAATATTAAATTTTTCAAACTGATAAGGAAAAATATCAGTTGAGATTGTATCACAATGTGGATATCCTCTAGTTTTTGTATTTCTGTTAAAATTATAAGCGTAAAAATAGTTGTTGTAACGTGTATTTTGATTGTTAACAATTGCATAACTTGTACCGTACAAATTTACAGGTGTATCAAACGACCATAAATAATATAAATTTTCATATGTCTGAGATTTATCCGGTATAGAAATAGAATTTAAGTTATAAGAATGTTCATTAAAATCGGAATCGTTCAACGCATATTTTTGTATTTTTATTTTATCTATATTTCCATAAAATTGAATGGATGATGAATAATTTCCTACATAATAGCTTCCTGATGAAAAATATTGATCTTGTCCATATAAAATGCTCTTGGTTTTTCTATCGGTAAAGTTTAAAGAACTACCATAATACTGATTTACCGCCAATGTATAATTTTGTGGCGTAAATTTGTTTGAATTTGGATAATATACATTGTTAATTGATTGAGTAACATTATAATTTCCATAAAAACCTATAACTTGTGTATTTGAAGATGTTGATTGAAGAGAATCAAATCGTATATTACTATTTGGTTCTTTTCTTAACATAAACGTATAAAAGTCGCCATTCAAATAAGGTAATTCTATACTTGATATACTGGATGTAGTTAATGATTCAATAGGAGTAAACTCAAATATTAATTTGGCAGATTCTTTTTGTTTAGTTTTACTTAAATAAATTTGCCAATCTACATTTTTATTTCTTATTTTTTTAATTAAAGGAATTCTTTGTTGAAAATTATATTTTTTCCAATTATTGGACCTAAAAGACATTTCTACGGTGGAAACTCCTGTAAAATTTTCTATAAAAGAACGGGTTATATAAATATTATCGCCTGTATAACTTCCTGTGTAACTGCCACTAATACTGTCTTGTTTAAAATTGTAAGTATACTCACTACTTGTAAAATTAAATTTTACATATTGATCTGTGTCGTATTTTGTAGCGTATATAACGTCATCAAAATCATAAAATACATTTTTATTAGCTAATACATCAGGACTACTATATTCCGTTACATTAATTAAATCTGAATTTATACCGAATATAGTACGTATTAAATTAAAAGAAGTGGCTGTACCTTTGGTTTTGTAAATGTAATTTAAATTATTAGCAATTCTATTAAATATAGATTTTGCATAGTCAAAGTATGATGACGATAAACTACCAGTTGTTTCTTGATTATTAAATAAAAGTTGATTTATATCACTGGTATTAAATTTAAAATTTGTTACGTCCCAATTAAACGAATTTAACAGTTCTTCAATATAATTTTTTGGATAATGATTATTATCGTTGTAATCAAGAGGATATGATTTTGGAAATTTTTTAATAAAAACCAATATATTATCAAAAAAATGACCTACCATCGCAGTAAACTTAACATAATCTTCATATGATTGTTGATTTTTTATGTATTGTGGAAGTTGATAAAATAAACTGTTATAATTAACTTTATCAAATTCTATACCCAAATCAATTTTATCGTCTATACTTCCTGTATAATAAAACAAATATGATTCATAGTCATCAAAACTATTTAATAAAGATATCTGTTGTTCAGTTACAGTTTTTAATTCTTGATTATACGACGCAGATATAGATGAGTTTGAAGTGTTATTTGCGTTGGATTTGATACTGTTGGCTGAATCAACATATGAATTATACTTTAAAATCTTATTTTTTGCAATTTTTGTTCTTAATTCGGCAGATGAAAAATTAATGAAATTTGAAAAATCGTCATAATTGATTAATAAATCATTGACCTTTGTTTTTAATTTAGATTCAGCCGAAAATACGGTATTATCGTCCACTTCCGTAAACGTTTCACTTGCAAGAGTTACTTTTGGTACTCCAACCGTAAAATTTGTACCGTTCAAAAATACTTTTCTAGATATCGGCGCTGTATATAAATTTGTTTTAAAGTATAACGGAGATAATGAAATGTTTGAAATCCAACATGTATCTTTTAAACTATATTCAAGCGGCAAAGGTTCATCCAATTTTATTTGAATATTTGCAACGCCGTCAACTTCGTTAAAATAACTCGTATGTGTTAAAATTTTAACTAAATTTCCATTATCAAAATTTAAAGCGTTTTTATAATAATCGTAAAATTTATTGGTGTATTTTTCTAAAAGATTGCTTGTTTTTGGCAACAACCAATCTGTATAAATAATTTTTAAAAATACGTTTAATGTTTCTTGTAAATCTGTATTTAATAAAGTCGTTCTTTGTAAAATTGCGTCTTGGCACACTTTTCTAACAATAAGTTCAAATGCAGACAATATTTCATTAAATGTAAATTCGGACAAATTATATGTGTAAACAAAATTCTTAAGTTGTTCAGACACACCTGTAAATTTTATACTTTCAATTACTACGTCGTCTTCGTTTGATAGATTTAATATTTTATTATAACCGACATACGTATCATTAATAAAAGATTGTAATTCCGCCGTTGTTTTAAAACCGAGTAATTGTGTAATTTTATAGTAATTAAAATTATTTTGTTCAATATTAAAATTATTAAAAATTGGGTTCGTATCTATTATCGGTACAATTTGATCGATTATTTGTAAAAACAAAAACTTTTTCTCAGCAAATGCTGAAATTTTAATAGCGTCTAAATTAGAAGTTAAATTTGTATTTCTATTAAACGCAAAAGACAATCTCAATTCAGTTCTGCTAGGAGAGATTTCTTTTATAAACAGTTTATTTGTAGAATTTCCAGCTATATTCCGTATAGGATTATATAAAACATAATATAATCCGGGACTAAGTTCGTTAATTTTTAAATCAAATTGCGTATGTAATAACAGGTCGTTATTATTTAAAGCATAATTTGTAAATGGATTTGCAACTTGATAAGATTGTTCAACATTGTTTATGTCTTTATATGTTGAATTTATAACACTATAAGTAACTTTAGGAACAATTCTATTAAATAGAAGTGGTTCTTGATTGTTATTGTAAACTGTAAATTCTATGATGTCGTCGCCTGAATCGCCAAAAAAAGCAGAATCATTTACTAATTTTTGTTCATATAAAGATTGCAAATTTTCTGGCAAGTAAGATGCACTTACTATTCCATACGAAAGATCATTGGTGTTTATTGTTAAATAATCGTAAGGCATATTATGAAATTAAAGGTAAAAATGGAAAATCGTCACTAAAATCCGAAGGCACATTTCCCTGACCTAATTTTATTCTTAAATCTATTATTGTATTTTTTAAAGCATTTATAACCGATTTATCATCGCTATTTTCATATTTTTCAACAAGTTCATTGACTGTTTGATTTAACAATCTGTTTTCTTCTAAAAGTACATTATATTGTTGTAATATTTCATCTACATTTCTCTTTTCCTCTCCTACAACAGTGGTTAATTCAGAAAAACTTACAGTATTTGCGTCAATTATTTTATTCTGATTATACTCAAACTTTTTGAGTGGAATTTTTACATAATTTAAATTAGCTTGTACGGATTGTGCTACTAAATAAACCAATTGTATATTTCCAAACGAATCCACATTATTATTAAATGTTCCAAATTCTTTAAATTGTGAAACTTCGTCGGTAGCAACATCGTAATTTAATGGAATGTTTGCCATATTATCTTATTATTTTAAATACCTTTTGTGTGTCCGTAATGTCTACTATACCGTCCGTATATTCTGTCTTAATAAATATTTTCAAATAACGTTCTTGAGGCAATCCTGTGGTTTGTAAATCAAAATAATTACCTTGATTTGGATCACAACTTAATTTTGTATATTCATCAAATCCAATTAAAACCTCCTCGGATTCAGCATCTTTTACCATATAGTAAGAACTTGTGGGCAAATATTTAGGAGTTACCATTGATACTTGTTGATATGATTTTTGAAAGTTCTTCAATGGATATCTGTCTCTAGCAAATACAAATATTCTTGGTAAACTACCCGCCTTATATGTATCTTTTAAATAATTCAATGTAATTACATTTTGAACAGATCCAGTAACAGGCGATAAACTGCCCGTATTATAAACACTATTATCCCAAGCTACATCAATATAAGGAGAATAAATAGTATTTGTATCTCTACTAAAAAATTGTAATAACCCATTGGTTTGTTGTAAAGGTGGTGTAGATAATTCCAATGAACTTATCAATATTAAACCTTGATTTGGTACACAACCACACAACCACGATCTAACGATTCGTGTAATATCCATGGATATGTCACTTTGTTGACCATAATTAAAAGATTGACTACAAATCAAACTTTGATTTACCAATGACGGATACGTATTTGAAGAACATATCCATTTAGGTTTGTTTGTATAAGAAGGTGGTACTTTATAAAACCAAGTACCTCCTTGATTTTCAAAGCTAGCACTAGAATATGACGCAGACAATAAATAATCAACTTGTTGATAAGCGTTAGTAGATTCGGATCCATACCACAAACCGTTGCCGTCGTAATTTTTATAATTCCAACTAACACCCAATTGGGATCCCTCGTCTGCATATCTACCGTTACCGTTATCCCAACTCTGACTTACGGGATAAGCATAAATTTTATAATTTAACGGTAAATTTCTAGATCCACATGATTTTAAGTTTAAAGTAAATTTAATGTTTGAACCGCTAATTTTGTTATTAGATATGGATTGACTTAAATCGTTAATGTCAAACTTAATAAGAGTTCTGGAAAATTCTGGATAATTCAAATATGTAGCTGTGGATGGTCTTGTAAAAGAACCACTATACATTCCTTTGAAATAACCTTTAAAATTTACAACATCCACATAATACAAATTACTTGATGTAAGTGTTTGTACGAGTCCTTTAAAATTAGATCCACTAAAAGAACCGGTAAAAGATCCTGATGTAAAATTAGTTACTGGTTGATAAAATCCAGGAGTACATGGGATACCTGTATTTGATTTACCGAGTATTTCTCCTTTTAAATTTTTGTAACTACCGGTACCACTTAACGACGATGTAAGTGGACTTATAGTATAGATTGTAGATCCTAATCTTAGATTAGAAAATGTAGCCCCTTGTAAAATTGAACCCGAAAAACTACCGGTTGACCAAGAACCTGTAAAATGTGAGTAACTAGTTATATAAATACTGCCGCTAAAAGAACCCGATGCAAAATTCGACGATCCCGTAATGTACAATTCCTTTTTAGGATTGGTTGTTACATTTGAAAGTCTGCCGTTAAAGTTAGATATAAACGATGTAAATGGTATTATTGATGAATTTAAACTAAATGCGTACCATTTGCTTCCTGAATATATACAAAAAGAAGATGTAGTATATGCTAACCAACCCTCATTACCATACGATGAAGCTGTGATAGGCGCCGGATGCCAATTTGGATCCGTATATACAGTAGTTGTGCCTTTATTAGAAGCATATATTTCTAACACTTCATCCAATCCAAAATTTTTATTAATAAATTTTTCGGAATTATTTATATAAGTGTCTTGAGATGAGTAAATAAATGTATGCATATTAAACTACGAGTGCTTTTATATCACTATCGGGATATTTTATTTCAAATATAGATGGATCTTTTGATGGATAAATTATGTTGTTTTGTGTAGCGATGGTAATATTGTATGCGACGGGAGAATAATTACCGTCATCAATAGTTAAATTTTTAACTGTTATATCTACAACAGACTGTACACCTTCGTTTTGCATTATTTCAAAATTAATCTGACTTAAATTTATAGGTTGGTTAAAACTCCATTTGTCTATATCAAAAAAGTTTTTAACAGATTGTATACATGCGTTTAACACTTCTGATTTATTGAAACCTTTAAATACAGATATTTTGAATTCAACGCCTATATTTATGATATATCCATCTACTATATTTATTCTATCTGTAAGTATTTTGTAGTTTTGTAAATAAGTAACCAAATTTTGTAATGTCGCTGGGTTAATTTGTGTTAAATTTTTATTTACATCGTAACCCAGAATATATAAATTGTTTGTAAATGGATTATTTGATTGTAAAAATTTACGTCTATCTAACGGATTTAAAGGTGTCAAATCCAATGTAGAATTATTTGATGTATTTACTACTCCGTTTATTAATCCGTTGTATTGAACTTCTCTTGTTAAATTGCTTTCAATATAAGCTTTTGCTATGTTTCCTAATTGTGGAGGTAAAGCATATACTCTTAAAATAAAATCGTCGTCAGTAACCATTCTATTCTGTGCAGAAAAGTTTAATATAGAATTTTGTCTTATTTCTTCATCACTTTCAGCATCGTCTCCACCCGAAGAAGAATCTGGGTTATTAACTCTCAAAGAATTTTGTATATTATTTAACAATATAACTTCGCTGTCAGTTAAAGATGTTACATCATTTAAATATGATACGGCGACAATCTTATTTATCTCACCCGAATTTACATTTGAATTTACACCTCCACCAACAATATAACTAATAGTAAGAGTAGTATTTGACGGTGAGGTACCATAACTGTTAGCCTTTAATACATTTGTATTGTCAAGAGATATATTCAAATTTTTAAGATTTGATAATGAAACGCCGATGTTAGTTGGATTTGGTACTATGATAGTGTTATCATAATTTTCAGTATTAGCACCGAATTGTATTGTTGTTTGGTTATTTTCGTCGATTGTTGTAACAAAACGTTTTTCAGTTCTTAAATATTTTAATATTTTCGGCGTTTCATTTCTATATGAAGATAGTGTTTGATTATTAAGAGGAACATTATCTATTTCTATAGGAATTGTATCTTGAGCTAAATACTCCACTTCATAATAAGAATTATTATTACTGTCGGTTACACTCACAATTTTAAGAACATTAGTTTCGTTTAATTTTATACTAAAAAATGGAGTTTGTTCGCCAACGGAAATTTGTTTAACAATTAACGTTCCAGAATATGCTTTGGTTGTTTTTTTAATTAAATAAAACTGAGGCGCTCCTGTATTATCACGATTGTATACAGTAATTTCCCGCGGCGAAAATTTTGTATCTTGACTAAAATCTACACTTTCTTCAACAATAAAATCTATACCCGATACACTTGTTAATCGTGTAAATGGTTTTAATATTAAACAATAACGTTCGTCAGGAATATATTCGTTGTTCTCAGTTCGTTTAGCAGGCAATAGTTGAAATAAATCAACACCCGTAGACGACGCAGAGGATACTTTAGGTTTATAACCCAACATTTTAGCACCATTAATGATGTTTCTACGATCTTGTGCGAATTGTATAAAACTTTCAAAGAATTGTTGATCTGTATAGTAAGATAATACATCTCCGACATATGCAGCTTGTTCTATAAAAATTTGACCAGGTGAACTTTCACTAAAATCTTTATAACTTTGTGGGTAATATTGTTTTGTAAAGTCAATTAACTGTTGACGAAGTGACGCAAAATCTCTATTAAGATAGTTTATATCTTTTGTATTAGCATCAAATGTTTTATTTATTAATTTTGACATTATATTCTATTACCTTCCAAATTTAGTTGTGTTGTGCCTATAGTATTGTTATATCTAAACGTAATACTTATAAATATTGAATTTTTATCATTATTTTCCACTTGTTGTTGAGATAATTCTACTTTCAATATAGCTATACCCTTTAAATACTTATCAATATCTCGTTGAATTACATCCAAAATGATATCATTAGAAACGTCGTTATCAATTGATTGAAAAAGTAAATTATAAAGTCCAGAACCAAAACTGTTATTAAATCTACGTTCTCCTGGTATAGTTAATAACATATTTTGTAAATTATCAGCAACTTGTGAAATCGTATCTTTGTTTGTTGCAAAATAACCTTCATTACCAAGTTGTATCGGTAGTGATAATCCTATTGCTTTTTTAGGTGTAGCCATTAGTTACCTTATTTTTCACCTTTTTTCTTGCTTACGGCTTTCATTAATGATCTATAGTCTCTATTGAGAGCCGTATATACACTTTTAACTGGTTCAGAAGCATTTTCTGGTACTTTGGTTTCCGCAATAACTTCTTGACTGCCACCACCGCCATATCCGCCCAACATACTTACCATACCACCTTCTTGTGGAACTCCGCCTGTTGTTTGATTAAGAATATCATTCAATAATGGATTATTTGTGTATTTTACAAACTTTTTGACAGGTTTAACTTCTTCTTCAATCATAGAAGATTCATTCATAGTTTCCAATTCTTTTAAAATTTGTTGTTCTAAATCAGAATCGGATGATTTTTTCTTTTTCTGACCAACTTCTTTAGAAAATATTTCTGTTAACTGAAGTTTAAGTTCAGACTGAATAACACTACGCACTTCTTGTTGTACCGTTTTTTTAATGAATTCTTTTAATACTTCTATTTTCATAATATTATATATAATTATTAACCTAAACTAGATTTAGGTAAATTTAATAAATCTGTTACGTCTTTTGAATCAGTCGGTCTTGGTATTTTTATTGTTTTTATACGAGGTGTATTAACTGGTTTAGGCACTTTTGGTTTAGGCAAACCAGCCTGTACTTCTTTTAGTCTCGTTTCGGATGTTTTTGTTATACCGTTGTTAACTACGTCGTTAGTAGGTTCTGTTTTTGTTGTTTTAGCTAATTCAGCGGTAGATCCTACATTTCCTGTTTTAGGATATACAAATGTATCATTTCCCGAAATAGATTGTGGATTATATTGATTAGGAGTCCAATCTTTACCTATACCATTAGGTTTTATGGTTGATGTCTCGGACCCGGTCGTTTTAACATCGGACGGATCGTACTGAACTTTTAAATTTTTATTGTCAATAATAGCTGATTTATTTGTTACTCCACTAACGGTCTGGGTAGGCGGTCCTGATAATGACGGGGTTGGATCTTTAAAAATGTTGTTCATATCAATTTTGAAATTCAAATTCAAATTGTACAGGAGCTTCTCTACGATTTCTACCTTTAAAATCACCGACGACTCCTTGACCCGTAACAATATTTATATTTATTGGATCTTTACATTCAACTCCACTACTCGTTGGTTTTACTCCGTTACTACCGGGCGCATATCCACCACCAGTAACGAATACTCGTCTACTTAGTGTCTTATGTAGATTGTCTCTCAATAATTTAAGTTTTATTTGTTGTACGGGTATCTGTGTTTGATTTGGTAACGCGTCGTTTGTATTTTCCGAGCTTATTGCACCTGCGTCTTCGTGTCCATGTGGATGTGGATGTACGTGGTGATACCAATGTACGTGATCCAATAACCAATTACACAGATCATACATCCAATCTACTGTTGTTTGACCTAATAAAGCTGGTTCATTTGTCTCACCGTATTGACCCAGAAATATTTGAGGCGCATTAATACAAGCTACGTTATTTGTGGTAATAACAACATTGTCATTTGCGTCAACCGTATATTCACTGTCGGTAGCTACCGCATAACGTTTTTTACTAAAATGAAATGTTTCTGCAAATCTACTACTTAAAATTAATCTATCAGAATTTATTACTATTTGATCACCGTCTAATATAGGAAATTTAAAGTTGGTTGAACCATTCGGATTAAATCTAGTTTGTTCTTCGGTCGGTTTATTGTCGTCTGTAATACCAAAAACGCTTTTGTACACAGTGGTTTGCCATGAACTTATGGTATATCCACTTGTTATTTGTATAGTAGTACCATCGTTGTTAACATCTTCATCTATCTGACCACCATAATTTTTTTCTTTTTCTTTTATGGAAGGTATTGGTGGAAGTTTTGGATGTAACTGTTGTGATTTATTTTGAGCTATATTACGTTGTCTGTTTCTTATTGTAATTTTTGGATTACCATAACCACCTTCTACAGATTCTTTTAATAAATTTCCAACCAAAGCATAAGATGGATATCTACCTTTATCATTTAGTCGGTCATCATCGTATGCACTAAAACGAATAGACTGTCCGAATCTACTTTGTATTACTGTATCTCCCTCAAACTGTCTCACTCCCCTAATGTAGGGATTTAGTATAAAATAATTGCCGAAATAACCATTTTTATTCAAGCTTAAAAATGATGGATGACTTACATAACTTTTACGATTTTTTGGCTCCAAATACGGTACGGCACTATTTGCATCTTCGCTGTTAGATTTTTCTGTTATAAATTCTCCATTTGTACCCCATAGATTTACTCTATTAAATGGTTTAGTATAATAATAATTATCTCCAACTTTCAATACCAACACTTGTTCGTTTAGTAATGGAAATTGTGTAATTGTATTATCCAGTGGTATTGCCCATGGTAGTTTATCATTGGATGTTTGTTTTTCTTCGCTTAAAATGCGAATTTTAGCTCTGCCAATATACGTGTAATCAACGTTGTTAGCTTCTGGTATTTTATTTTCATAATTGATAGGTATTTGTTGATACCTAATTGTAGGAGCGATTTTAGAATTATTATTGTTGGTAGTTTTTCCAAAAAATGGATGTTTATCATCCAATATTACATCAACAACAACGGCTAATTGCAAAAAACTAGTATCTGTTCCTTTTAAAGTGGAATTTGTTATGGTCGTAGTCGACGGATTTGAATTTCTAACTATTGTAGATATATTTGTACTCATTACGATTGTTGATTTTTACTGATTATTATAACTTCATCCATTAATTGTTTTCTCTCTTCCTCACTCAAAACCATAGCAGGACCTTCTCCACTAGTTTCACTTTTAGCTACTAGTCTCTGAACTACAGATGCCAATTTAACTAATTGTTCGTCATTTTTGATACCTACATCATAATAATCCTTAATTAATGGCACTATTATTACAGCATCATTAACTGTTTTAATTAATGTACGTAACTCGGATATCAAAATATCAATTTGATCCTTTTTATTTTCAGAATTTTTAACTATGTCTTTACAGAGACTAGAAAAATTTTTACCTTTATAAATTTCAAAATTTAAGTCCATATAGCTATAAATAGAAAAACCACTCTATTTAGAGTGGTTTTATTGATTATTTAGATTTTATATTATTCCCCGATTTGAATAATTTTTAGTAACAATATTTTGATAATTTTTCATTTTATTTAAAACCTTAGTAATCTGTTGGGTTTTACAGTCACTTAACTCACGTATATACAAATATAATGTTTTTTTATTAAAGTTTTCGATTCGTTCACAGTTTCTAAACAATTCAATTACAGCATATGCAATTTTTAAATCTTTTTGTTTATTAAATATTTTTGTAATGTTTTCTTCCCAATACTTTATGAGTAACTTCATAAATTCTTGATTCTGTACAATTTTATAGTGTTCGTCTTCGGTTTGTAAACATACGGAAGATTCACTCGGAGTTTCGCTAATATCTACATGTTGATTAAATCTTTTATAATTATTATTATTATGAAAAATTAAATAATTTTTAGCCACTATGCTAAAATAACTAAAAGCTTTTCCTTTGCCTGCTTGAAATTTGTTAATATTAGTAACCAAGTGAGAAACAGTTTCTTTTTGTATTTCTAAAGGACTATTATCAAAATATGTAAACTTAAACGTATTGAATATATTTTCTACAAGTTTTTCAAAGCTAAATTTTATTTTTGTTTCGTATATTTCATTTCTTTTAACTACATCTTCCTCAGTATTATACTCTACAATAGCATCTTCTGTTTTTTTGGAAAAATATATTTTTTCTTTTTTATTTCTACCACGTCGTTTTTTACGCATTCCATTTTCATCAAAAATAGATTCGTCGTTAGTTTCTAAAATTTGATCCTCTACGACTTCGTGTTTGACGGTACGAGGCACTTCTATAGTTGAAATTTCTTTTTCAGGCAATAAAACGCCAATATTGATTTTATCAATGACTGGCGATTTTTTATTTTTTAATTTTGTTTTGTTACTAACCCTTTTTTTGGCTACAACAGAAACGGTTTTTTTATTAAGTTTTGAAGACTTGCGTTTTGTTTTTTTCATTAATATCGAAGGAGTTATCGTCATCGGTTTGAATTCTTTTATTTGTTAATTTGATAATTTCTAGTAAATCTGTAAATAACACACCTACTTCATCATCTTTTTCAAATATACCCTTATCATCAATGGATTTCAACTTATTATATGTATTTTTAATTAAAAATCTAAACTCTACCAACCAGTCTTCTAATATATCAATTTGATTAAACGATTTCTTTAAAGAGACAACTAAAAAAATATTTGTTATTATAGATAATAATAACAAGAATAATAAAAAAATTATCATTAGTTTGAGTCGTCAGTTGTTTCTTCACAATCGTCTATATCTATATATTCAGTTACATAGTCTATAGATTCTTGTATCAAATCCCAATCCGAATTTTTAAATCCGCGTTTTAAAATTTTATATAATTCCAGTATCTCTGTGTCGTCCATATACGTATAAGTACGTATAAAACGAAAAAATATTAAATTTATTTTAATTTAAAAACTAAACATACCTCTTATACCCTTTGATTTTTTTGAAGGTTTTTCTACCACCTTTTCAACAATCTTTTCCACTTCAACTGGTTTTTCTACAGTAATAATTTTTTCCACTTCAACCGGTTTTTCTACCGTAACAATCTTTTCATGAATATTATCTGTCTTATTCTCAGATTCTTCATTTACATATTTTTTATTTGATGATATATTATACGCAATCAATAAAATCACAGCAAGTGGATCAAATACGGTTATAAGAACAATTATAAACCATTTTACAACATTTTGAATGGTTGTATTGAATTGTTCAGCAACAAATTTAAACGTAGTTATGTCTTTCTTTTGACTATTTTCAACTTTCAATTTAAAAATATCATCGTCTATCCGTGTACGTTTATCGTCATAACTTTTTAATTTGTTGTTTTCGTCTTCTAATTGTTTATTTAAATCTAATATTTGTTCATTTATTTGATTTTGTATATTTTGTAATTGAATAGGATTACGAGAGATTAAAACATTTGTTAAAATCTCATTTAAACGTGATTCTTGTGAACTTCTTAAAATATATATTTTTTCTATAGATTTTTTTGTTGAATCAATTTTAAGCACTTCTTCGTTTTTTTGTATCTGTAATGTTGAAATTTTGTTAATAGACAATTCGTTTTCCAAAGAAGATTTTTGAAATGCAGCAGTTAAAAATCCATAAATACCGAGTGATGTAATCATCATTAAAGCAAATATAGCTGTTATCATATAAGTTTTTATAAAAAAATTTGCTTTTGACCAATATCTAAATAACCACGATGTTGTTACTAATTTGCCTAATTCCAAAGATGATGCCATTATCATAGCAGCAATTGTAGCTCCCGAAAATAACAATCCGATGCCATACACACTAAAATACGCTGCACATCCGGCGATTAAAAGTGAAGTGCCTATTACTAAATGATTAAATTTGATCATATCTATAAATATATATAAAATAAAAACCCACGTTAAATTAATAACGTGGGTTATATAACCACGATTGAATATTAATCAATCTTTACTTTCTTAGTAGTGGGAATCGTTGGTTTTAACTTATTAAGTGTAACAGTTAAAAGTCCATTTTCAAATTTAGCAATCGGTTGATCTTTATCAATTATATCACCCAATGTAAAACTGCGTTTAAAACTGCTATGTTTAAGTTCTCTACGAATATATCTACGATCTTGTAGATCTGCATCATTTAACTTACGAACTTTCTGACCACTAATTGTAAGCACGTTTTCTTGTACTTCAACGGTAACTTCATCTTTACTTAAACCCGGAATTTCTGCTAGAATTTCAACTCTATCACTATAATCAACCACATCTACACGTGGATAACTTTGTTTTTCAAAAAATCCAACACCTAGTTCTTTTGTTAATTCTGGAAAGTGATTTGCGAATACTTCATCAAATACACGATCAAACGGAGTTAGAAATTCATCACGATCTACGTGACGCAATGCAAACGGACTATATTTAATTACTGACATATATTTACCTTTCTTTTAATAATTCTATTGAACTTATTAACCTAATAGCCTCACTCGAGCACTATAGTAGATAGTGTCTATAAGATCACCATCTAACAATATATATAACACAGTTGAAGAAAAATGTCAATGTTTTAATAGTAACCAACTGAATATCCTTGGCAACTATACGATCCCGCCGCCCATAAAAGTAGTATAATTTGTCCTCCCGTATATGATGTAGGAGGAGCACCTTCAATTGTAAAATGAGTTCTTATAGTTCCGCCGTCCGGATTGTATGAATATCCGTTTTGCCATCCCCAACTTGAATATATGTTTGACGTAAGTAAAGTTCCATCTCCAACTTCGCCATATAATTTGAAAGTTACGCCATTAAGTATTACATAATCATTTTCACCTACATTAAAACTACCTTCTATTTTGAACCATTTTATTTTTTTGCCAGCTTCACCGAAAGCTCCAAAAACGTTTGATGTACCCGACTTGACAGGTATATTAGCTCCGGTTTTTTGATTATAAGATGCGTTTGCAAATATATCGCCAGCAACACTAACTCCGGCTAAATAACTCGCCGTAAGTGCATAACTAGCACTTACAGCGTAACTCGATGTACCATTAAATGATACTTTTTTGCCTGTGCCCTTAAAATTAGTAATATTATCAATGCCTCTAAAAGATCCTGTGATTAACGATCCGTTTGATCCAATTACTTTTCCATAGTGACTGCCACTAAAACTGCCGCTGGCTTTTGTATTTTTGCTCAGTAAACTTCCATAATGACTGCCACTAAAACTGCCACTTGCCTTTGTGTTTTTACTCAATAAACTTCCATAAAAACTACCACTAAAACTACCACTAGCTTTTGTGGTTTTGCTAAGTAAACTGCCATAAAAACTACCACTAAAACTACCACTTATATTACTTTTATTACCATAAAAACTACCAGTAGCTTTTGTATTTTTACTCAATATACTACCACTAAAACTACCACTTGTTTTTCCGTTAAAACTACCAGTAGCTTTGGTATTTTTACTAATTACACTTCCCCAGTAACTTCCGCTAAAACTACCACTTGATTTACCTTTAAAGCTACCACTAAAACTACCACTAAAACTACCTGTATATGAACCAGTTACATTTCCCAATGCGTCTACTAAATCTCCAAAAGTACTTTTTCTGGAATATAAACCAGATCCCGATTCTATCGTAAGCAAAAAATCATCAACGTCTATATTTTTATATCTAACAAGTTGACTAACTTTGATAGGAATTACATTTAAATTGTTACATGGACTTGGCATATATAATAAATATTAACATTAATATCCGAAGAAAACAAGATTTGCGCCTTCATTTGCTGCAAGATCTACTTCGGTTCTATAAACAGAAACTCTAACTTGTGAAGTAGTTTTAGTTGGAACGTATACATTATAACCTGCTGTATGAAACTGGTTGGTTGCGGTAACCATTACGTAATTAGAATTAGAAAATGGAGTCGGAGACGAAAAATTAACAGTATAATCACCTGTGTCATTTTTTGTTACCGATGAAACATTATATGCGGATATAATTGCTCCTGTGTTACTAAAGTTTACCCATGCTTTTGTAATAGCAGGATTATATTGTGGATTTACATAACTACTTGTTATGGCATAATCACTTTTAACGGCATGACTACCGCTTACAGCGTAACTTGAAGTACCATTATAAGATACGTTTTTACCAGTACCTTTAAAATTAGTAATATTATCTATACCTCTAAAGCTGCCTGTTAATAAAGAATTTTTACTTGTTATTTTACCCAAATAACTTCCACTAAAACTGCCACTCAATTTATTGTTTGTTCCATAAAAACTACCTGTAGCTTTTGTGTTTTTGCTAGTTACACTACCAAAATAACTACCACTAAAACTACCGCTTAGTTTGTTGTTTGTGCCATAAAAACTACCTGTAGCTTTTGTGTTTTTGCTAGTTACACTACCAAAATAACTACCACTAAAACTACCACTTGATTTACCTTTAAAGCTACCACTAAAACTACCTGTAGCTTTTGTGTTTTTGCTAGTTACACTACCAAAATAACTACCACTAAAACTACCACTCAGTTTGTTGTTTGTGCCATAAAAACTACCTGTAGCTTTGGTATTTTTGCTAACTATTCTACCCCAGTAACTACCACTAAAACTACCACTAAAAATTCCTCCGTTGGTGAAATAATCTTTCAAATTAGATAAACTACTTTTTTTGGAAAAATAATTTCCACCACTATATTGTGAAATTTGTATTACATCGTTATTTGATAATGTGGATGCATTTGCCAACTGACTTGTTCTCAGAGTTTTTACATTTAAACTGTTACACGAACTTATTGCCATATAATATAAGTATATATTTTTGAAATTTTAAAGTTAACAATTTACACCGGAATTTGTTGGTGTGCCCGGACTACTACCAGGAACTCCTTCTCCGACTACAATCGTAAAACCAGTCGAGTCAAATGGTAAACAGCATGTAATAAGTGCCGAACTCCCTAATGGCGGCAAGCTATATCCTACGTTATTAAACTCGGCTCTTAAAGTTCCTGGACCAGAACTAGCCGAAGTATAATCATAATAAGCTTCTACAGCGCCGTTCGCAATTACAGGTCCATTTACAGTAGTATATGTTTGAAAAATTTTATAATTTACACCAGGTATATCATCAACATTTTTCCAAAATGAAGTTGGGAAATTCATAAATTATTGGAAATTATTTATTGCACTACCAAATATTTTATCGTCAATATTTGTGAAAGTTATAATATCTTTACTTCCTGTTGCCATAGTGATAGACGCGCTTAGTCCATTTTTCCAATAAACCTTTGTAGTTGCGGTAGAACCTCCGTCTAAACTTCCGGACCACTTTAAGACTTTAAATTTGCCGCTATTATGTACAAACACAGTGGTTGTTTGTCCTTTCAACAAAGACATGGTACAATAAGCACTGGCACTTAGTTTTAATTTAACAGACGAGTATCTATCACCTCTTATTTTTTTATATTGACTACCACCAGTAACATTTACGGAGTCTGAGTAACCTACAAAAGAACCGGTAATGCCGCCTTGTAATTCGCTAACAGTTATTGTTTGACTCGTCAGTCTGCCACCTACACTCACAGGTACAGAAAAATTCCACGTGCCTCCATAATAACTAAAATTATTTAAATTTTTTAATGTTCTAGCACCATCCCACACAGCCACGTAATCTACTACTCCCACGGTACTTGCTGTAATTGGATTTGTCCATGTAACTTGATAATCCGAATTTGATGTTTTGGCTAATACTTGATATGTACTTCCGCCTGCGGGCAATCCGTTACCTACTCCTGCAGCTGCATATGCCGCTGTGAGTGCTTGTGTAGCATAAGACGATGTACCGTAGAAAAATGCTGAGGAGACACCGCCATTTATAGTTGGTGTCGTATTGCCACTTTCCAATACTTTTGTTGATGTTGAATTATAAACATCTCCTGTTAAATTACCTACAAATCCAGTATTTGCCGTTATTGTTGTTCCTGTAACAGCTGCTGCGGATGAAGCTCCTATTACTGTGCCGTCTATAACACCACCATTGACATCTATACTGCTAAAAGTACTTGTGCCTGTAGAAGTTATATTACCTGCAAATCCTGTACTTGCAGTAATTGTTGTACCAACTATAGTATTTGGAGTCGTACCGCCAATTGGAGAATCATCAATTTCAACACTAACCATCTTACCGTCTGTTATGTTTGCTTTGATAAGCTTAGCATCTGAAGCAGTTAATTCTTGTTGTATATAAACATCCATGAATTTACTCAAGGTTGTATCATATACACTTCCCGTTAAATTTCCTGTAATTTTACCATCAACTGTTAAATTATCTCTAACTCTAACGGTATAAAAATTAGAAGATTTACCTGTTGGATTGTAAAAACTTCCGGTGAATTGGTTATTTGTGTTAGATAAATTAACTAATCCTGTATACGAACTTAAACTAGAAAATAAACTAGAGGATATATTTGTATATTGTATTCGACGAGTAACTCCATTTGATTGAATTAATAGTTCATCGGTACCGGTAATACTCGGTGCAATAGGTAAACTTGAAATTAATCTTCCGTTATTAGATAATACTGCCATAATAATATATAAATATAATTATGACAAAGTTTTAAGTTTTTTTAATATAAATTTAACTAATCCACTTCTTACGATGTCTTCTTCATCAAATCTAAAAACAAAAACGCCGTTATTTTTACTTTCAACGTCGTCAAATAAATTAATGATTGGTACAAATCCGCTTTTACCATTAATATCACTTTGATCTGGGTCGCCACATATAAACAATTTACTAAATTCGCCAACTCTAGTTAATAATGTAACGAGTTCTTTTTTAGTCATGTTTTGTGCTTCATCCGCAACAATACATTTAGCGTTCCAACTCAAACCACGTAGAAAGTTTATAGGAAACCCATGAATACGTTCTTCTTTTTTAAGTTTATCAATATCATGTTTTGATAACAACTCCTCTAATTTATCAATTAATGGTTGAATGTATGGACTCATTTTTTCATCCATTTCTCCGGGTAAAAATCCTAATTTACTATCACTGCTTTCAACGATACTACGTACATAAACAATCTCACTTACTCGTTTTTGATTTATTAAATACAGTCCTGCCAATATACTTGTAAATGTTTTGGATGTACCTGCCGGACCAGATATGAATACACATTTTGTATTTTTATCTTGTAATATTTGTAATAAATTTTTTTGCTTTTCTGTTAATTCTCTATCATCTATTATAATAGCATCTTTAATTTTTGGGTTTTGATGAATTTTTGGACTTGTATCGTTTAAGTTTTTTTTGCTCATGTTCTTCGATTTGTTTTTTTAATCTCACTAACCGATCACAAAACTCATATTTTTCAGTTTTTATATAAAAATTAAAAATATTATTGATATTTTCTTTAAATGACGATTTTTCTAACATCACAATAAAATCTGTATCTTTAAATTTGAAGACTTCAATAGACGAATAATTATTATCAAGCGCGTACTGTACGGATGAAACAATTTGTTCTGTTAATTTAACTTTGTTATTCTTTATAAAGAGTTCCATCTCATCATAAACAGATGGCAAAGTCAGTGATTTAAATGATTCTGTCATTCAATTAATAAATATCAAAAAAATAAAAAAGACGTTATGATAATAACGTCTTTACTAAAAATGTAAGTATTTAACTTAACGTTTTGATTTTTTCTTTTCCGATTTGATCGGTTGTTTAGGTTCTTGTGCAGAATCGTTACTTTCTAACTGCGTTATTCTAATTTTTGCAGTTGAAAGCCAAGCACGTTTAGTAAACGGAGACGCAAATTCAAATGTTTTACTTAACTTTAGTAATTCATCAATTTCTTGTCTTGAATTTGAATGTTTAATTTGTTCTCTAACCCCCATAATTATTTACCTTTCACTTCAACTATTTCAAGTTTACTACCATCTGGCCATCTTTTGATAATGCTAGACCAATGATCGTATTCTACTTTAGCTTCATCCTTAGTCAAATAGTCTAATTCAGACACTCTTAGACCGTTTCTAATAACAGCAAACTTTGTTATTTGTTCTTTTTTTGTTAACATATATTACAAATATATTTTCGTTTATTACTCGGTATTTTTTTACAAATTCAAGATTACCGGTCTTGAACTATAACTAAATTATACATAGAATAACTCATATGTCAATCTTAATTTTAATTTATAATAACTAACTTTTATTGTATACAACTATGTATATCTACATATGAGCGATATCGTAAAATTTACAGAAGAAGAAATACAATCAATAGCTAAATTACAGTCTGATTATCAACAGTCAATTTATACACTCGGTCAATTAGATTTAGAAAAAACTGATTTACAACTTCAATTGGACGAAATTACTAAAAAACGTACTGAGATATATGACAACTGGAAAAAACTTCAACAACAAGAAGTCAATATTTTAAATTCGTTGAGTCAAAAATATGGAGATGGAAGTTTAAACTTAAAAGACGGTACGTTTAGACGAATATCAAAATAATAAAAAATAAAACCCGGTGTAAAACCGGGTTTTATATTAGTTAATTTTCGTTGGATCTCCAATTGAAGCTTCTTCTACAATAGCTTTAATTTCAGATTCAATTTCTTTCATACGTTCTTTATAGCCAGCGGCTACATCTTTAAAATCCTTTTTAACATGTAAAAGATCTTCTGTTAATTGATATACTTTTTTCTCAGCTTCTGATTTTGTTAATTTAATATTACTCATAATGTTTTTAAATTTAAAACTTGCGTTACGGCTTCCTTCGGTATATAAGTAGTAACATAATTTCCAGGATCTACACTTTTCAAATCAGGTAACTTACTTTTATCAACAGTTACAATTATACCGTTATTTTTATTCCTGAAATTAACTAAAGCAAAACGTGCCGCTAATTTAAAATCACTAGATAAATAACTGCCGATTATATTTCTAGTATTACCTGTGCCTCTAGATGTTACTTTACCAGTAGTATTTAAAATATTGTATTCTGCTTCAGACATACCTCTATATAGTTTACTACTATCACTTGAAAATTTGTCAAGTTCATCTGCAATATATTGTAACCTACCAGTAGGTTCCCATATTAAATAATCATATATGCTACTAGCTTCGTATAGTAAACTGTACTTCTTCATTACTTATAAATATATGAATATATATTTATTACACTAAAATGGTGGACATGGGGAGAGTCGAACTCCCGTCTTTAATAGATAATCAATATCAGACTACACGTTTATATATTTTAAGTTGTTAGGAAGTAATAATAAAAAATATCTAAAAATATTATCCTTAAGATTTAATAATTTCTCGATCATTTGCATAAATCAAACATTTGATCCAGTCCAATAATTTACACCCAACACAAATATCAGACTTCAATGTGTAGGATGGCGCGACAACTTAGGCCGCAACGGCTACGTCATCATAAGAGAAGTCGTAGCTGATTACATTATCTTCAGCAGTTAATGTTGTAATAGATGTTTTAAAGAGGCCAACTATCATCCTCTACGTGCCTAACATTAATGTACTATTAAATCGAAACCAGTACATGCCCATAAAATTATCTAGCTGAATTGTTTAACTTATAAGCACTAAGTTCAGCGTTGTGACCAGTATGTAATGAGGTAAAATATTTACTCATCATACTTTTATATCCCATGTTTTTCCAACGTATAGCAAATTCTAACTCTACACTAATTTTAGATCTATCGTATTCTGTAGAAAATTCTCCTACAGATAAAAGTTTATTAACGTTATGTACTCCTGGTCTTAAAGAAAAATATGGCCAATTTATATAATACATCCATATATCTAATCCAGTGTGCATTGCCATTACATCGTCTAAAAATAAATGATCGTTTATCGGTCTATCGTCAAAATAAACAGTTTCCCAAAATTTGCCTATTATTTTTTTCGGAAACATATTTTCGGGAAAATTTTTCCAACTTTGATTATATCCAATATATGCATATTCCGGATTTTCTTCCATAATATCAATAGTTTCACCAATGGTAAACATATTATAAAATTGATGATCATCTTCTAAATGAAAAACATAATCACCGGACGAATTTATGAGTCCTTGTCTCCAAAAATTTAATATTCTAGCATGTCTATAATTATCAGGAAAAGATTCCTTTTCAAAAAATCTATAACTAATTAACCTGTCCGGAATATAATTCTTATAATATTCCATAGCAATACTACGTTCTTCATTTGTAGAAGAATCATCGTAATAATGAACTTCATCTATTACGTGTTTATCTGTACAAAATACGCCAAAACTTTTAATAGCAGCTCTTAATAAGTTAATTCTTTTACAAGCAGTTGTAGTCAATATAACTTTTTTACCTTTGTACATAAAACATTATTTTATATGGAGCGGGTAGCCGGAATCGAACCGGCACATCGACCTTGGCAAGGTTGCAGGCTACCACTACATCATACCCGCGCTCTCTGAACATTAATATATAGTTGAACATATTCAACAAACATTAATTTAAAATGGTGGACCGTAAGAGAATCGAACTCTTCCCTAAAGCTTGCAAAGCTCCCGTGCTACCACTATCACCAACAGCCCATT